TGATGCTGGGCGCGGCCAAGCTCGATCTCTTGCTGGAGGCCCGGGCAAACACTGGAGGGAGAACGACATGAGCAATCAGGCCTATCAGCTGGCCCGTGCCGACGAGGGCACATGGGAATGGGCCGAGGGCCACAACCCCAAGGTTGTCAGGTACTTTGCCGACGTCGGGCACAGCTGGGTCAAGGACGACGAGACCGCGTGGTGCGCGGCCTTTGTCGGCGCTATGCTAAAGCGCGCAGGCATGCCGCACACCGGCAAGCTCAACGCCAGATCCTATCTCGACTGGGGGGAGGAGGTCGCGCTCGATGACGCGCAGGAGGGCGACGTCGTCGTGTTCTGGCGTGGCACACCTGACGGATGGCAGGGGCATGTCGGCTTCTTTGTGCGGCGCGCGGGCGCCAGCATCGAGGTGCTGGGCGGCAACCAAGCCAATCAGGTGAACGTCAAGCGCTACCCTGTCGACCGCCTTCTGGGCGTCCGTAGGGCACCCGGCACGCAGGCACCCAGCATGGTGCGTGTGGCTGATCACCCAGCGCGCAAGGCCCCGACGCAATCCAAGACGATGCAAGCCAGCGCGGCTCAGGCCGTCACCGCTGCCGGGGGCGGCGCGGGTGCGATTGCTGCACTTGACGGCACGGCACAGATCGTCGCACTCGCAATCTTCGGCGTCATAGCCCTATTGGCTGCGTGGATTATGCGCGAGCGCCTTCGCAAATGGGCACAGGGGGATCGGTGATGGCCAAGCAGCCCGGACTGTACGCCAACATCCACGCGAAGCGGAAGCGCATCGCAGCTGGGTCAGGCGAGAAAATGCGGAAACCCGGAACCAAGGGTGCGCCCACGGCAAAGGCTTTTCGCGAGAGCGCCAAGACGGCAAAGAAGAAATAGAAAGGAGGTGATCTGATGTACAGCAAGAAGAAGCCCAAAGGCGGCGGAAAGAAGAAGTGATCTTCGGTCGCATCAAGCTCTGGCTGGCGGCGGCGGGAGCCGCCGTCATCACGGTTTTTGCGGCTTACCTACGAGGTCGCAAGGACGCAGCTTCACAAGCGCACACAGAAGGGCTTGAAGGCTACAAGAGCACACGAGAGGCGATCGACGATGCAGAAATTTATGGCGACGACCCTGCTAGTTCTCGCGACTGGTTGCAGCACTACGCAGATCAGGAGCGGCGACGCGATCTGTGACGGAACGAGACAGGCCCGCGCGGATCTCGCGCGAGCCTTGCTTGAGGACGGGGGCGACCGATCGGTCATGGCAGGTCAAGTTCTGCTGTCGCAGCTGCAGTCTGCCTGCCGCTAATCGATCAAGCCTTGCCTGTACCACTTAGCCCGCAGCTCATCAACCGCATCCCAAAACGTGTCTCGCTCGCTGTCAGGGATATAAACCGACAGGCGAACCAGACCTCGGTCCTTCTGACGTTGATAGTAAGTGCGCTGAGACACGGTGTGCCTCTCTGGGTTCTCTTGCCTAGATCTCGGCATCTGTGTTCTCCTTCGGTCGGTCATCAGTCCCGATCTTGCGCTGCTCGTACGCCATCAGGAAAGCGATGCAGCATGCAGCGTGCCATGTGTGCGGCATGCCAGTCTCGGGGTCACAGTCTTCGCCACGCCACCACGCCCACATGTGGCGCATGAGCGCCGAGAATGGGCGGTGCCATGCCATCCCCAGCTCCCAGTTCCGGGGCACATACTTCTGCGCCCCGAAAGCCAAGACCGCCGCCGTGCCCTCGAGGAGCTCCGGCGGCAGCAGATGCATGGGCGGCTTGTGCTCGTCGTGCTTGACGCCTTCTCTCATAGTGCATCCTCGATGATGTTGGTGATCTCAGCGTCGACGGTGAGCTCGTGGATCTGGAAGAGCGCGAGGCGCAGGTCGTTGACGCGGGCCTCGAGCGCGTCGATGTCCTGCTGGTACCCGCGCTCGATCTCTCGGCGTTCGTCGCGGTACTCGATCGCGCAGTTCTCAGCCTCCTGCAGCTTGTCCTCGAGAAGATCGAAGACAAAGCCCAGCTCGGGGTAGCGTGCGCGCAGCACGCTGAGATCCGGGTGGTCAGAATCGCCGAAGCCGTTGAAGTCGAGAGCTGCGATGGCAAGTTGTGCGTCGAAAGGCATGGTGGTCTCCTCAGATGTGGTTGATGCATTCAGGGCCAAAGCCCGCCTCGATGGATGCCGGGTCGGTCAGGGCACGACCGCAGCGGGCGCAGCGGCCCTCGTGCCAGAACTCGAGCTGCTCAGGCATCTTGCCCTCCGAGAACTGGCGCAGCACCCAGTCCAGCCCGATAAACGCCGGGTGGCTGGGGTTGCCCTTCTTGCCCGGGATCAGCGCTTTGCCGTTCTTGGTGAAGCCGATGTACTCGTAATCCTGCTCGTTGTTCTGCCCGACCAGCAGGCTGGCAAAGAACATGTCGTCGCGGTCCTTGGCCTTGGCGACGCGGTAGGTGTAGCGCTTGCCGGTGGCCTTGGACACGAGCGTGAAGCGAGCGCGCCCTCCCAGAACAAACTGGTGGGCGTCAGTGGCGTCAGCGATCAGGTGCGGGTGGGTCATGGTCAGGGTCTCCTGTGGTGTGTGTGACCTAGAGATAGGATGCTGATCAGCATCTGTCAATGGCTACACCTCCTCGTCCTCGAGCTCACCCCAGCTGGGGCCGGTTCCGCCCTCAACCAGAGCGTCGGTGGGCGCGCCCGGGAAGATGTCTAGGTAGCCTGCGACCATGTCCTGCTTCATCCAACGCAGAGCCTCGGGTGCGTCGTCAATATAGGCCTCGTCGATCAGGGCGTCGTGGATCGTCGCGGCCATCCGCGTGCCCATGTGACGGCCCTGATCTGCGGCATCCTGCAGGCGCTCACGGTGCCGGATGATCGCGCGCGCCATGACGCTGAGCGCGGCGCGCTGCACCGGGTAGTTCGCGCACTTGGGCAGCTGCGGCTTCTTGCCAAGATAGATCGTGCCGCCGTCGACCATGGGCAGGAAGCCATCCTCGAGGGCGTGGTTCATCATCGTATTGCGCAGGTTGAACGCCTGCGGGTAGCGGTCGGCCCAGAAGTCGATCAGCTCTTGCGCCCGGGTAATCGAGGTGCGCAGCGTGCCCGACAGACCCATGGCCCCTGACCCATAAATGATGCCGAACGACACCCCCTTGGCTTTGGCCCTGATCTCGTAGCCCTCCGGTGTTTTCTTGTCGATCTTGTAGCCCGCCATGTACGACCCGACTTCGCTGTGCAGGTCGCCGTGGACGCAATCGTAGAGCAGCTGATCGTCCTCAGACAGCAGCGCCAGCACCTTCAGCTCGATGCCGCTGTAGTCCAGCGACACGAGGTGCTTCTTGGGCGGAGCGATAAAAGACAGCCGCACGCTGGTGAAGTCACCCAGCAGCTCGCGGTCGCGGGGGAACTGCTGAGCGTTCGGCGCGCTCGAGCTAAAGCGCCCAGTCACTGCCCGGGCGATGTTATACGACGGGTGCAGCCTTCCATCGCTGGCATTCTGCGCCATCGTGATCAGCTTGTTGCCGAAGTTCGAAAGGTACTGGTTGATGGTTGTCAAGTCGGCGATGTTGAAGAGTACATCTGCCAGCGGCCCCTCGCCGCCAGCCAGTGCCGCCATCTCTTTAAGCGTGGCGGTCTTGATCTCGAGCTGGCCTGCCTTCTCAGTGCGTGGCCAGTGGGCAAGGTATTCGTCAGGCAGGATTTGCCCGAAATAATCCGACCACTGCTTGCGCGATTGCAGGTTGGCGACCTCGTCCTCACTTACCAGCTCGCGGATCGCGGCCTCGTACACCACCCGCTTGCTTTCCCACAGTGAGACCAGCTCCCGGTGCCGTGCCTGATCCAGCAGCAGCCCGGTCTCGCGCATCTCGTGGACCGGCACGATCAAGTCATCTAGCATGGCCTGCGCCTGCCGCGCAGATGGGTACTCATCGAGCTTGGCCTGCCAGTGCTTCCACAGCTCCCACGTCTGCAGAGCGTCGTCTGCTGCGTACTGCAGCTGCTCTTTGGTCAAGTGAGGGGCTGCCCAGTTCGACACCTGCTGTTCTTTTGACATCTCATAGCCAAGATCAGCCTTGAGCATCAGGGCCAGTGACATCTGATCTCCGCCCATGCGGGCGCGGCGTGCGTGCGCCACCTCGATGACCTTGACGTCAGGCGCGTCGGCAGCGTCGAACCACTGGTATTCGAACCCGGCGTTGAATGCGATCCACGTCGCGTCCTCGAACCACTCGGCATAGGAAGAGAACGACCCGCCCTCGAGCGCCCAGAAGTCGATGACCGCCCAGACCTTGTCGTTGCAGATCTGCGCCAGTCTGACCTGACTTTCCTCCGGGCGCAGACCGGTGGTCTCGAAGTCGAGCGCGGCGCGGTCGGTTCCGATCACATCGAGCAGGTCGTTCAGCTCGTCCTCGGTCGTGATCATCTGGTAGTGCGTGTTCAACATGGTGCGCCCGCGTGCTTTAGTTGCTCGTACAGCAGGTCCGCTGCATTGTCTTGTAACCAGTAGTCTAGATCGGCGTCGTTAGAACGTCCGGATAAGACGTCGCAGGTAAAAAGCTCTGTTTTTCCTAAGAGATGGTGCCCATCAAGAGTGAACCAAGTTTTTTGGTCTACTAGATGAGGCTCGCCTATTATTTTGACGAACGCCTCCAGCTCCAGCGCATGCCGGGCGTGCTGGTAGGCCTGCTCAAATATCACTTCCAATCTCCACGCTGAGGGCAGGGGCCGGAAACGAACGTCTGCACTCCCGTTTGTGACGCCGATTTTGTAAAAAACCCCCGCCTTTGGGTGCGTCAGCCGTATATAATACAGAACGGCTGCTCGGGATTTGTATTTTTTATTTGTAACGATGGCTGGAAACAAGTCTGCAGCGCGCCGATCCAGCGTGCCCGTGCTCCGGTACTCTTCCAATGCAGCGAGCTTCAGCAGTCTCAAAATTCGGTCCCAGTTGATCATGATAGCCTCCTGTGGTGTGGAGAGGCGGGCCCGAAGGCCCGCCCCAGTATCAAGCGCGGCGTGCGCGGCGAGACCGTTTCGGCTTCTCCTCGGGCTCAGGTTCGGGAGCTGCCTCGACCTTCTCAGGCTCTTCTTCAGGCTCTTCTTCAGGCTCGGCTTCACCGCCAAGCATGGCGGCGGCCTCGTCCTCGGTGATCCACTCCTCGATGTCGAACTTCGGCTTGAAGTTCCACTCGCCCTGAGCTTGAAACTTCTCGCGAGTGAAGAAGAACAGCGGGAAGTTGGGTTCGCCCGTGATCGTCCGCTGGGCGACCTCGTCGAACAGGTCCGCCACAGCATTCTTGCCGCTGCTGCTGTTGGTGCTGAACGAGAACTGCACGACCTCGCCCTCTGTCGACATGAAGCCAAAGCCCAGCATCGACTGCCACCCGTCTTGCTTTCGGCTGTACGGGCCCTTGTCGTCGAGATCTTTCTCGGGCACGGCCAGCTCAGGCTGGTAGATCGACCACTGGTGGCGAGCCACCGGCTTGTTCTCTTTCCAGCAGATCCACCCGCGGAAGGCAGAGCGAGGCTCCATCAGGAACAGCTCGTTGCTGTCCAGCTCTTCACGGTCACGGCCATAACTGATGACTCCGGTCTTACCGGAGAACGAGACGTACTCGACGCCCTCACCGCCCGAGCCAGTGCTTTCGTCTGCACCGGCAGAGGACAAGGCCTTGGCCATTGCGTCCTTGTCGAGGCTCGGAAGATTGCCGCCTTTGGCGTGTGTTGCGAGAGATGTAGACATGTTGTGCTCCTTTTCTACGTTGCACGTTTCAACAGAGGCTGTCTCGGCCTCACTCGATGGTCAGGCGCTCGCTTGCCTTACCCACCTTCATGAAGGGGCTGAGGTCAATCCCAGCCTTCTCCATCTGCTTCCAGTCGTACGAGCGACGCCCGGCGACTGGTGTTAGCTCGACCTTATGGTTGCCCACCATCAGCTGCGACGTATTGCGCGCCTTCAGCTCGGTCTTAATATCTTCGGATGCAGAGGCCTTTCGCGCTTTGGCGTCATCCTCGTCGGCTTTGGCCAACACATAGGCTTGCACTGCAGCGTCAAGGCCTGACCCGCGGTTACCACGGCTGACCTTGGCCTCGCCCTCGATCTCGACGCCGCATTGTTCAGCAAAGGGGCAGCCGCCATACTTTTTGCACTGCCCATCGCGCTTCCCCTCACGGTCAAGACGGTCGACGGTCTTGGCATTCAGCAGCTTCTTGGCGCGGGGTGCCAGCCGATCGAGGATGTCCCGGTCACGCTTCACATCAAACTCGAGAATGTCGTTGTAGTTCGACGCGTCCATATAGATCAGCTTGCCTGACACCGGCGCAGGAAAGTCGTCGTCCTGCAGGTGCGCGATCTCCATACCTATCTGCAGCTGCGTGATGTGATCCTTGCGCGGCAGGTAATTTCGGTTCGTGCGCGGGTCGATGGTCTTGAACTCCATGCCGACCCATCCCTGATCCGTCGACATGTAGCCGTCAGGCGTGGCGCTGATGCGGTGCTCTTCGCTGACGATCGAGACCTGATCGTCGCCGCAGTACATGAGCTCAGCGCCGGACGCCAACAGGCAGTCGACGAGGTAAAGCTCGCCCTGTTTACCTCGGCGTGCGAAGCCCCAGTCCTGCTCGACCGGCGGCAGGTTGCGTTCAAACCACTGCTTGCGAATGCAGCTGTCTGCGCTCGATGCGTTCAGGTACTTCGAGCGATCGATGCCGAA